CGTCGGCGCCGTCGCCGTCGACGTCAAGATCGAAATCCTCGGCCTCGTCGAGCCGGTGCCAGGCGTCGTCGCTCTCGGGGTTCTCGCCCGGCTCGGTGGTCCACCGCTCGATCCGGTCGTAGTAGTACAAGTTCGCCCGGGTGACCTCGTTTTTACCCTCGCCGGTCATCCACGATTTGAGGGCGTACCGCGGCCGGAGCGGATCTTCCTCGTCGTAGATCATGATGACGTTGTGCGGGCTGTTCACCCGCATGTCGACGGTCGGCCTGCCGTCGTCCGTCTCGCCCGGCCAGACGAGCATGTACGCCTCGCCGTACATGGAGACGGTCTTAAACAGCCGCTTCATCTCGGCGTCGAGCTCATTGACCTTGGTGAGTTCGGCGATCACCTTGTCGGCGGCCTCGGTGGCGGCGTCCTCGGTCCGTTCGTCGTCGGCGTCGTTCTCGTCGGCCGGTCCGGCCACCACGCTCGACACCTGCAACTTGTTGGCGACCCGGTCGACGATGATCGAGGCGTAGGCGAAGTCGGGGATTTCCTCAACACCCGACTTCTCAAGCAGCTGCTGCACGCGCGCGCTGGCGTAGGTGAGCCCGACCTCACCGTCGTACTGCTCGTCGGCGATCCGGTACTTTTCGCGGCGTTCCTGGAGTTCGTCGAGGCCGTGCATGATGTCGCGGATGCTGCGCCGGTCCGGGTCCTGCTCGGCGTCGCGCAGACCCAGGGCCTCCTGCAACGCTGCGGACAGGCGCCCGCGTGGCCGGGGGGCGAGCGCGCTACGCCCGGGGGTGCCGTAGGGACTCTGCCGGTTGGCTTCCGCTGTCGGCGTCGTCATCCAGCTCACCGGCCCCGTCGTCACTCTGCGCTACATCGCCACCGTACGGGATTGCGCACAGTGATGAGCGAGATGATAGCCGATCGGGGCCGGTTTGTGATCAGTGATCAGCCCAGCTCACCGGCGTCGGCGCCGACCACCTGCCCGCCGGGAGCTCCTGCCGATGCTGGGGTACTTGCGCCGGACCGCGGCCCGGACGGTCTTCTTCTGGCTGGCCGAGCCATGCATGCCGACGAGCCGGAGCGCGCTGCGCGCACGCCTCGGGGTGTCGATCGGATACTTCCGCCCCCGCTTGATAGCAAACTTGCTAGTCGGGATCTTCTTCCGCCGTGCCGCCGAGAGTCGGGCCATGCGTCCATGGTGCGCTCGCCGGTGGCCGGGCGCTACGCTGACCGGCGGCTCCCGGAGTGTGTGTCAATAGCACGGGTACGTCGCGTCGTGCGAGCGGTGCGGGCTGGGATCAGGCCCGGGTGTAACTCCCGGCGGGGGCCACCTTCAGCGCTGCCGGAACGTGCTGTTCCGCTTGGTCTGACGTGGTGCCAGCAGGTACAGCGTCCCCGTCGAGTTGGCGTCGAGCAGGTCATCGTATTCGATCTTCGGGTATGCCGTTTGGGCATCTTCTAGCACCGCGAACGGCCGGGCGTGGCTCACCCGGAATTTCTGGTAATAGTCCAGCGACCGGGAGATCCGCACCTCCTTCGGGATGCTCGAATGGAACGTGCGCACCGGCACCGGCAGATCCTCGAAGATCTTGTTCCAGAGCTCCCCGCCCTGATTCGTCTCGACGAACACGCCACGGATCCGCGGCCGCTGCTCGAGGATGCGCATCATACGAGCGGCCAGGGGCGCGCCGGTCAGCTGCACTTCCTCGACGTGCATGACGCACACCACCGGCAGCCGCCGGGCACCCTGCTCCTCAGCTTCCTCCCGGGTGAGCGTGTCGGCCCAGTCGTCGCCGAGCAGGGCCTTCTGCGCCGCGGTGGGCAGCTTGCCCGTCCCCGGGGCGTAGGCGAGTACCGACAGGCCGCACTTGTCACTCCTGACACCGTGCGTGACCGGCGGGTCGACGAACAGGTATTCGGCGGTGATGTTGGGCGGCGTCCAGTACCGGATGTCTTCGTCCGACCAGTACATGCCGGACCCGGCACGCGGGTTGTTCTTGAAGTTCTTCTGGTAGTTACGGGTCTTCTCGATCGATTCGAGGTACTCGAGGGGCCACTTCTCCGGCCAGCATGAGCGGCGGGTGCCGTCGGGCTCGTCGATGATCGGCGGATGGTAGTGCGGGGTGATCTTCTCGTCCCAGATCCAGGCGAGGTTCTCGCCTTCCTCGCTGTCCCGCTCGATCTCGCCGGTGGCCACCTTCACCAGCTGGTGGTTGATCGAGCCGGGCCGGGTGACGGTGCCGACGATCACCACTTTCGCGCGCTCGTTCAGCGGGAAGATCGCGTCGATGATCGTGCCTTTGCGTTTCTCGACCTCGCCGGGGCTGTAGCGGGCTTCGTCCTTCTCGATGTCGTCGAGCACGAGCACGTCGGGGCGCCGCTTGCCGACCTTCATGCCGAGCGAGGCCACGTCGATGCCGCGGGCGACCCATACGAACCCGTTCTGTGACTGGAACTGGCCTTCGTTGTCGGCGACCGTGCGCCCGGTCGGTTTGCGGACCGCGGTGCACAGCTTCGGGTAGTCCTCGCGCAGCCGGTCATTGTGGGCGGCCTCGGTGCGGAACGTCTGAAGGTGCATCTCGGCCTGATGTGCGCCGTTGGCGAAGGTGGCGATGAACCGGATGTGCCCGTGGGCGGCCGCCCACACCGGTACCAGCGTGTACCAGACGGTCGACTTGCCGCTGTTACGCGGGCTGGCGAAGCTGTGCCGCCAGCCGCGCAGACCGGGGTCGATGACCACCCATTCGCGGGCGAGCCGGAACCATTCGAAGTGGCAGTCGGCGAGGCTGATGCCGCCGGTTTCCTCGCTCTCGAGGTGGTGGCGCAGGTAGACGACGGCGAACAGCAGCGGGTTGGCGTAGGTGAGCGCCCGGCGCCCCTTCGGCGTGGCCAGCAACTCCACCTTGATCGTTGCCAGCCAGCCTTTGAGGTTGAACGTGCGGCTGTCGGCCCGGGGGTCGTACGGGTCGATGATCGAGTGGTCGGGGACCCGGCCGTACGCGTCGAGCTCCGGCTCGGCCGCGGGCGGTCGCTCCGGCGCGATCGTCATGGCTGGTCAGGGTCGACGGGCTCGACGGGGCGTGGCCCGAACAGCGTCCGGCCGCCGCTGCCTTTCGTGCACGGCTCGCCAGGTTCGAGCAGGTGGAACTTCTGCCGCACGCTGAACTTCAGCGTGTCTGTGTCGAGCCAGTCGGTTTCGGGATGGGTGAGCATCTCGACGGTGTGCAGGCAGATGTACCAGCCCGGCGGCGCCTGCCGGGCGACCGCCTCGAACGCGGCCGCCTGGTCGTGCACGATCTTCGCGGTGAGCTCGTCGAGCTGCTGCCGGAGGGGGCTGCGGTCGTCGAAGTTGAAGTTCTCGTCGGCGATGCCCCGCGGCAGCTTCGGCGGCCCAGCGGGCCGGTACTGCTCGGCCTCGGCCCGCCGCATCGCGTCCGGTCCCAGCTGGCCGGTCATTCGGGACCCGGCCCGTACAGGGTGCGGCCCTCCGACGGTGCAGGCCTGCCATGACCGCGGCCGAGATTGTTCTCGCGAGCGTACCCGGCGCGCACCCGGTCGGCCTCCGCCCAGGCCTCCTGCCGGGCTTCCTCGACGAGCGCGATCAGCGCGGCGTCCGCCCCGGCGGCCTCGTCGGCGTCGGCGTCGATCTTCTTCGGCGGTTCGATGCCGAGCAGGTCGGCCCGGGTGGCGAGGATGTTGCGGGCCTGCGCCAGGCCGCGCAGCGCGAGCTCCGTACCCGGGTAGAGACGCACCACGCGCATCGCCTCGTGCTGCATCGCCTGCAACTCGACGACCATCCCGGCCTGCACGTCGGCGAGGTTGATCCGCGCGGGATGGTGCATGCCGATGTGCCGCTCGAACCAGCCGCGCACCGTCGAATGCGGCACCGGGCGGCCGAGCCGTTCCGACATCTTCTGTGTGATCTCGCTGACGGTGAAGCCGATGGCTCGCAGGTGGATGGCGTGCTCGACATCCTCCCGGCTGTACGGGCTGCTGAATGCCCCGCCGTCACCTCGGCTGTACCGGGAGTAGGTCCGGCTCGGCTCGAGCGCGGTGCCGGGCGTGTCGCCGACC